TGAATTTCATACGACATAGCGTTTGTCAATTCAGAATCGATATCCAATCCGTTCATGTTCTTCAAATCCTGTTCCAATTCAACGGACCAGCGAGCTGCGAGGCGGCGTGTACCGGCTTCAACTGCGATCTTGCTGAATTCAACAGTTACTTGAGGAATGTTCCCAGTTAATTCAAACTGACTCAAGATAGCGGCTACACCCTGATCTTCTGCATTCCATGACCAATCGGAGGTAACTCCGGAAAGACCAGCGGAAGAAGTGCCAGTGAAACGTGTATCCAAATATTGATAACCAATTTCATTCGGTCCGGCAACGCGAGGAATTCCATTGGAACCCACACCTGTACCAGCACCGGGAGAATTGACACCATCAATACCGTTTGTACCTAGAGCAGCATTTTCATATCTATAACGCATTGCAAATGCCATACCAACCGGACCATTCATAGGTTGAACTCCAACGATTTCGTTGGTGATCAACTCAGGGAAAGTACGGCGGACCATAGGAATCAATACTTTAGGCATACGGGCATCACCACTAGCGTACCAATCAGACCCAGCGGGTCCTACTTGGCCACCGTAGTTGCCTGTTGCATTACCACCGAAAACACCACCGGAGGCGGTATTTCCAGTTTCATTTAAACACCACTTCTCTTGGTTTTCCATCAAGATGGCAGTAGCCAAACGGCTATGATCATTCTCAATTGGAGCTACCTTTGCGCTAGAGAAATCAAGCACTGGGGCCCATTTTTCTAGCAACTGAGTTGCGCGGTTACGATCGATATATCCTGGAGCGGAGCTAACATTACTCATATATTTTAATTAACTTTCTATTTACTGTGATATAATTTCGAGAAAAACGTCATGTAATTCTCCAACTAAATTATTTACCGAAGGACTTCAAGCCCTCCATGTAAAGGTTTACTGCAGGGTCAGCAGGTTGAGCTGATTCTACAAGAGTTTGTACAGGTCTAACAACCTTAGCATCTTTGGTAATTGCAGACTTTGTTGCAACTGTGGCTAGATTGTTAGCTGCAGAGCGATCATTTCTTTCAAACATATCAACAACATAATTGAAGTTTTCATTGATATATTCTGGAGACTTATCACTCAAAATTTTGGTAAGAAATTCTTTCTTTGCGGAAGACATTCCTTTAGATTTCTGTTCAATAAACAAAGAAGCTTTTGTTTGTTTAACGGTTTCATTTAACTCAATGTTTTCTTTATAAGACTCATTGAGTTTTGCTTGAAGCTCATCAATTTTAGATTTACCATTGATAACAACTTTTTTGAAATCTTCATTTAAAGAAGAAGGATCAAAGGAAATAATTTTCTTAATTTGTTCTAATTGATTACGAGCTGAGGTATTAGCAACAGCTTCACTCAATTGTTCCTTAGGAATCAATTTATCCAAATACAAATCTAAATAATTGCTCATTTCACTTACAATCTTATTGCTGAAAGTTTGAGCCTTTTCATTTACAGCCTTGGTGTAGTAATTAACTACTTTTTTGAGTTTTTCTGTGTGATTGATGTTGATCGCTTCAACCACTTCTTGGAGCTTAGAGGAATGATCTTTATCAATAGCCTCTATTAATGTTTTTAATTTAGCGGCGTGGTCAGTGTCCTGTTCATTTAAGGCTTTTTCCACTTCAAGTCCAATGCGAGTAGAAACTTTCTCATTAACGGCAGCTTCAAATGCTTCTGCAATGGCTGTTGCTGCTTCCTCGTTAAGAGTATTTCCTTCAATGTTTTCTAGAATAGCTGATATATTCATATTACAGGTATAAATTTACTTATTCTTTTGGTATGCCCCTTTAGTAGCTTTTTTGCCCTTCATTTTAGCAAAAAATTCAGAAGCTTTATCTTTTTTGGATTTTTTTTCTGTTTTACCAGACATTTTATCGGCTTCTTTTTTAATTTTACCTTTGAGCTTGGCCTCTACAATAGTAGCTAGTGTAGAATTTGCAAAAGCAAATTGCTTTTCACAAAGCTGAGCTATGAATTTAGAAATAAGTTGTTTTTCTGTCATAATTTGAATATATTTATCTTGAATGGTTTTTAATTGCATTAATAAAAGCAATTACATGTTCTTTGAGAAATTGATTTTTATTTTTAGTAGGCAAAGAACTAATGCTCTTTTCAAATTGTTCATAATAAGGAGAAAATTCTCCGTTGTTACCAATAGTCCATTGCTTAGATTCTAAAATGCCATTCACGAAGGCAGTGGGAACCGATGGGTCCGCGACCACATCTACAGCAACTAGTCTAAAGTCGGCTACTCTATTCATTCCATTTTTCTCACTTACGAGTCTGCCTAAAGATCTACTAGAAACTCCTAATTTTACTCCTTGCAGAATTAAACCCTTCACCAAATTTCCTAATGGCATCCCTTCACCGTGAAGAATTTTGCTCTTGCCTTCAAAAATATTACCATTTTGTTTGAGGTCTGTTACTATATGACAAACTCTTTCTAAATTAATTTCTGGGGATTGAGGATGGTTAAGTTCTCCAGTGGATCTGTTGTTATCAATCATTTCAACTCTGTAACGATCCACTTCTTTTACCATTTCTTCTAATGGATAAATTCTTTTATTTTTATTAGCTTCATTTGCCATCAAAAATGGTCCCTTAATAAACATATTAGAGGGAGAATTCTTGTTTTGTTCTTCCAACAAATAATTTACTTCATAAGTTGGTTCTTCTACTAGCAAACGGTAAACGTTATTACTCATATAAAAATTATAATTAATATTTATACCAAGTGACGGCTTATTCAAAAACTAGTTTAAGATCTATTTAGATCTTTCTCAGTCATCACTATAAAAATATATCCATGTCTATCACACCATTTACGAGCTGCCGCCCATTTAGCAGTATTTGTAACATATTGAGTGTGTTCAAATAAAATAGTTTTTTTGCTTTTTTTGGCAGTTATTTTAGGAGCTTCACAAAATTTTTCTGGTTTAATTTCTATTAATAATTTTTTAATAGAATTATCAGCTTGTTTAAGAGCTACAACTAGATCAACAAAATACCTGTGCATTTTATTATCTAGAGGAGACATGTAAGGTATTATTACGGATTCAGACCCCCAGGAAATAACTTTTTCATTATTATCCATCCATCGATAGGCTTTTAATTCCAGACTAGATCTAAAATAAATGGGATAAGATCCTCTATATTTTTCTGGTTTAGTTGGTATAAATTTACCTTGATTAAATTCAGAATTTTTATTGAGAGATTTTCTCATATATTACCCAATAAAGAATGGAATGGGTTCTCTGTCAATTAAGTCTGATGTTATCTCAACTTCTAATTTATCTCTTTCTGCTATACCCTGACTCATCAGGTCTGTATAATTTATAGTTTGTCCTCCAAACAGAGCCGCTCCTGTATATTTTCCTCTAGCATGAGCAACTGCCATTTTAGTTAGAGCCATCACGTATTTGTAAACCCATAATTGACTGACTATATGTTTAATTGGCTTTTGAAGTTTACATTTAACTAATCCATAATATACAGAGTTCTGTGTTGGTTCTGGAATAATTTTCAATATTTGATCTTCTGGATAAAATCTTAAATATGGAGTCAAAGCTAATGTTTTTTCTCTAAGATCTATCCAACCCTTCAAAGCTTGCCATGTTACTAAGTCATAACCAACATTACCTAATAAATGTCCAAAGTAAGCTTGTTGAGCTATGGCATGTTCTATAGTGAACAGAGTGTTTATGCCGGTGTTGCTACCTTCTATAAAAGAAGAAACATCAACAACTCTGCGATAGTTATTAAAATCAAAATCCCAACCAGTAAATCCACTATAACCATTCGGCACAGAGGTTAAAGATACTGTATTAGAAACTTCTGCTGCAGTTTTGCCATTTAATATTACTACTTTATATTTTCCAACAGTAGGAACAAAAGAAAAAGAAATACGAACACTGTTTGTATCTATCGGTGTCACTGGAGCTATTACCAATCGATTGTTAGATGTATCATACACCGCTGGTATAACTGTGTCAGAATTTAAATTATGTGTAATAACAAATGTGTTATTTATACCATCTCCAACTACACAGTCATACTCAGTTGCTCCACCAGTAGTTACTTGTGTAGGATCTTCATATGCTGTGGATAAATCTGGTGAAATATTAATCAATCTTCCGATAGGAAGTCCAACTCCAGTAATATAAAGATCAGATCTGAATATTAAAAATTCTTCAGTCATTCCAGCAAATTTAGTAAAATATTCACTAGCAACATTTATTATTTCATAGAGTTGCTCATCGGCTATCTCTATTTGAACCAATGGATATCCCAACATACGTTTAACCCTAAGGGCAAGCATGTCATAACTTGAGATATTATTATTAAAAGTGGTACTTCCTCTAAAGTTGTCTGGTAAAACACCCATGTCTCTACTTATCCCGCAGGTGTAGTAGGTACTTCAGTAGTTGTAGGAGTTGCTCCTAGTTCTGGTGCAGCGCCTTCACCTGCTGCTGGAATTGTAGGAGTAGTTTCTGGTGTACTTCCTCCAAATTCTGGAATATTAGAACCTCCTATTCCTGATTCACCCCCGCTGCCGCTTCCAGCAGGAACTCCACCACTAGCGGCTTGTTGAGCCATTTCTATCTGTTCTCTCCAATTTGGACCAGCATTAGCAATCTGAGAAAGCTCCCATTTAAAAGCGGCTTCTTTGCGTAGCCATTCCATATTTTCACTAATCTTAGCATCACTATATTGTAGATAATGTCGCTGAGCAAATATATCAGAAATTCCTTCACTTTGAGCCATACTACCATAATTTTTCTGCTTGAGTTCAAATAATTGCTGTTCTCTGATAGCAAAATAATTTGAAGGGGCATTAAAATTTAAATTTATATAAGATTCGTGTAATTTATAATCTTTCCACCAACCTTTAATTTTAAGATGAGATATAAAGGCGTCTTTAAATCCAGAAGCAAACTGATTTTGCAAACGTATGATAAATTTTGCGAATTTTAATTCTTCGCGTAAAATTTCAGAACCATCTTTATAAGATTCATTAGGATTCAGTCGAGAAAGAGGCACTTTTAAACTCTTATAAAGTTTATTTACAAAATAAACTAAATCATCTAATTTTCCAAGATTATCTCCACCGGGCAATACTGATACATCGGACCCAGTTTCTCCAGTACGTTTAGCAAACCAATAACTATCTAACATGGATTGAGGATTGTAGGAATTTGCTATACCTCCTTTACTTCCATCAAACACTTGTTTAGACCAATATTGTTGTTTAAGTTGTTCTAAATAAGCGGTAGCTTTAGCTGGAGGCATATTTCCAACATCAATAACAAATTTAAGCCTTTCCGGAGCTCTGACCAGGCGATAAATAATAATTGCATCTTCTAGTAAAGAAAGAAGTTTGTAGGCTCTTCTACAATTTTCTATAAATGGCATTTTAACAGTCAGATCTTCGTTCCAAATGCCAGAATTAATATAGGTAATTTGATTACCTTGTAGAGTCAAAATTTGATTCTGCAAATTATTTGCAGAAGAAATATTACTTTGACCTTGTGAAAGAGCTGATGCTGGATTTTTCTGTAAACTAATTGGTTTTTGAAATATAAAATTTTCAATAACATTGTTTTGTACATTATCATATACTGGATTGATAATCTCTGATGGAATGGCCAATGCTCCAATAATTCCGTAGCTTGTATCTTCTTTATAGATAATATTTTCAAAGAAAATTTCTCCTTCTATAAGAAAATGTCTGCAGTACCCCCATCCTTTATGTTCTAAATCATAAATGTTAATGAATTTTTCAAATTCTTTTTGTATTTCAGTTTTTTCTTCAGAACTAAGATCTGCAAATGGAGAAAAATTTAAATGTACTATTTTTTCATTCTCGTCTTTGACTATAAACTCATCACATATTTCATCTAGACAATCAGACACTTCTGAAAAAGAAGCCATACGACGATATTCAGATATTCTGCGAATTTTATCTGTATCTACATGAGCATATATGTAATTGTGATAAGGATTCTGAGAACCAAATGTATTTCCTCTATTAGAATCACCATACACAGAGGTCATTGCCGGACCAGTAATGACAGACTGCTTTAAGAGTCTCATTTCTGTCTTCTTAGAAAGTCTGTCAAATAATTCGTATTTGGTATTACCTTGATTGACATCTAATCCGGCAGAGATATAAGGAAGTCTCTGCAAAACATTAGCTATAAAATTATTAGAGGCACCTGAACCTCGAGGAGAATTGGAGAGAACATCTGGCATATGATTTTATATTTAGGTAAAATTGTAACTTAACACTACATTATTTCTATTAAGTAACATGTAATTTATAGGAATTTAATTTTCCATATCCGGCTTCATTTTCTACAATGATATCAACAAATCCGGGAAGAGCTGGAATTTCCGGAAAACTAAATTCTATATGTTGATCATCTATTGCATTGAAAGTAGTAGATACCGCTTTGAAAGGAGTATATACAGATGATAATTTTGTAGAACTAATGAATGGTGAAAATGTGGTAATGTTATTAAACATTAATAGGTTCGAGGCACTTAAATATACATTAAGAGGTTGAATGAGATATTTTCCGTATATATCAAATGTTGTGGATGATACATTTGGTGTAAAAATTTCTTGAGGAAATACTGCTTTAATAAATGGACAAGCAGAAATGGAAAA